AACAATACCACTCTGAGACACTGTCATTATAGCAGCTGAGCTTGAGTTTCTTATTATGAATATGTTATTAGTAACCCCAGTAAGGTCAAAAGATCCTGAAGTTACAAATAAACTACCCGTAATCGACTGACTTGCTTTGAATTGGTTTGATCCAGTAATTGCAAATGAACCCGTGTTTGTAGCAGCAAATGCAAAGGCAGAAAAGGATGCAGAATTTTAAAACCAGCATATCCAGGTGTCTCAAATGCAATAAACTTTGAAACACTGTATAGTTGGTTTTGGTTTTGGACATATATGATTTGACCATCTGCTAATCTATCCTCATAAATCGAATACATATTAGATGCAGAAGGTACAGTAATCCATCCCCCTTGAACAAATTGAACAGCGGTGAATGAGCCCGACGCTCCACTCCTTACGTATATATCACTTGCAGTAGTTGCCATTAATCTATTCTAATCTTTATGGTGCGGATGCTGAATCCGGCATTAAAAAGTATCTTGTGTTATTTGTATTTTTTCCTTCTGCAAATATCACGCCCCATCTAGAATAGCTGTTGATTGGTGTTTCTAAATCGAAGTAGTAAATACCGGTACCAACTGTTCCAGGGATAGCCGAATCCTTTGCATATAAATAGTATTCACCACTAGTTCCTACAGTGTCTGGTGGAACGCCATCATACATACTCACTGGCTTACTACCTAAGTTTGATGCTGATGGGAATATGATTAACAATCTATTTGCTGTTGCACTAAAGTTAATATAACCTAGAGTTGATACCCCTGAGCTGTTCGAATCGGATAGTACCGATAAAGATGCTGTTTTGAATAATGTAGCTGTTCCTCCAACGTAAGCTGGAGTAAATGAGGATGAACCGATTGATCCACTTTGGAACATAGCAATCAACGAACCACTAGTAATAACACCACCGGTGTCACCCATACTAGCTAGAGTGTTAGTTTCATTTGTTCCTGATCCTCCAGTCCAACCATACACATAAGTCTTACCAACCGGTTGGGCTATTGTTAATGTTCTAGTATATGTTGTCGATTTTCCATGCACATCAAATACACTAGCTGTATAGGCTACAGTACTTGCTGTAACAAATGTTGATGTGTTTTGAAGAACATATGATGAAGAGTTTGCATTTTGTGGAACAAGTTTTAAACTACCAGCTGTACCACCGCTCAATGAAGCAGAGTATGGTGTATCGGATTCTGTATCTGTTATAGACATACTCACTAATCCAGTGTTAGCACTTATTGATGCTGTTAGATTTGCTGGTATATCTGTAAATGTTGCAGTTGGTGCAAAGTTCTGCGCTACGTTTATTGTTACGTTTCCACTTCCAATATTATTATACTGATCACGGAATGTTATTGTTGATGTGATTGTCTGTCCACTGGTGTAAGAGCCACTTACATTTTGAGCAATACTCAATGCTCCCGCACTTGTTACATTTACTAATGCGTTAGATGATGTGAATGATTGAACCAATTGTGATCCGTAGTTTGGTGAGTATGTTACATCTAGATCGCCTTGAGTTCCAGTTCTACCATTTGAGTTTGTATAAATCAACGCTCCACTTCTTGCTGTCTCAATCACATAGAAAGTACCATTTGTGGTTAATGTTCCGGTACCGGCTTGAGCAATAGTAAATGAGCTGCTCTCTGTATTTGTTCTAAAACCATGCACATCCTTAATGCTGGCAGTATATCTGTATAAAGTAGAACCACTCAAGCTATTTTTTGCTTGAATATAATAAGCACTACCACTCTGAACCGCATTCAGTTGACCACTTGGATCGGTAAGTGTAAATGATGAGAGGTTTACAGTATCACCTTCTGTATCAGAGAATGATAATGTCACCATTGTACTACCTGATGTAGCTAAGTTAGTATTTTGGCTAGTACTCTTATCTGTAAACACAATATCTGGAGCATTGTTGATAGCAACATTTACTGTGAGATTAACATATTGTTTTGTTGTTTCAAACGCATGCTCAGACGCTGTTAAGTAAACACCGATAGTATTATCACCGTTAAAGGACCAAGCTGATCCACTAACATTATTTTTCAATCTCAGATTTGTAGCAGAACCTGTCAACGAAGTTACTTCGACTAAATCCCCATCCGAAGTAACAGTCCATCTTTGCGATGCTGCAGAAGACCATTGTGCTACAGTTCCAGTTCTGCCGTTTGAGTTGGTGTATATTGATGCACCAGCTGCAGCGGATTCAATTACGTAGGTATTTGTCCAGTTGTTTGTAACCACACTTGTAGCATCCGGATCAATTGGGATAGTGATTAGTCCGGTGTCTGTTGTGTTGTTATAGGAATCTCTAACTGACACCTGATACACATATCTATCTGCCACATCAGAGTTTAAATAAATTCCAGTTTTACGTGTTACAGTTCCACTAGAGTTGCATTGAAATGGATCTGCATGCGGATTGTAAAGAGAGGTACCTCCTAACGAAGATGTGATATTAGTACCTACCGAATTTAGATAAGCCGATACAAGTGTAAAGTTGGAAAAAGTTATTGTATCACCCTCGGTATCTGTTGCAGAGATAACTCCTACAGTCGTACCGTCGGCTGAGTTTTCATTGATTGCTGTGAGTGATTGATCATTCACTGTGGGAGCAATATTATCAACAACTCGAATAGCAATCGGCAATGCTGTGATTGATGTTGTACTGTCTCCACTAGTGTAGTGCTGATCTTGAGCTGTAAATGATAGGGTATAGGCTGTTGTGGTTTCGTAATCCAATGAAGCTGTTGTCTGGTGTACTGCTACGTAAGTAGCTGCTAACGATGCCGAAAAGCCGGATGGCATACTTCCAGTATTTATAGAGATTGTGTCAGACTCAGCATCCGTAAAGTACAACCTAAATTTCTCACCACTAGTTGAATTTTCATTTAGTGATGCTGTATAGTTTGATATAATAGCACCAGAAGTTGAAGTTTGTCTCCAAGATGGTGCTGTATTTGGATTAACGCGGATATAGATTGTCTTAGAACCTACACCGTTAAAGGTATCAACTGCTTCTATCAAGAATGGATGTGATCCAGAGCCTGGTGTCATATCCGTATTCATTGATGCGGTAGATTTTGTATTTAGTGTAATCTCTCCTCCTGACGATATTTTGAAAAAACCTGCAGTGTATGCACTCGCTGTTCTGAATGTGATTGCTTGACCTTCAGCATCTACAGCTGATACCGTACCAACTACAGAACCACTCACTTCATATTCTTGAATTGTGAATCCCGTAGATGTGATGTTAGGAACACTGTTTGGAAAAAACACCTTCTCAATGAAGTTGCTTAATGATCCACTAGTCCCGTAATTAACATTATATACTCCAGATGGAAGATTGGTATTAGATACGATTCTGTTACCATCAAATGATGTTAGTGGATTTGTGGATTGCGATAAAGCAACATCTTGACCAGCAAACCCCAGTGCCACCATTGAGGCTGATATGAAAATTGGATCAACGTAAGAAGCTGTGTTTGCAATGCTAGCACTGACTGCATAACTAGCACTGAGCGTATAACTCGCACTAAGTGCATAACTCGCACTTGCAACACTTCCTGATATCTGTTCTCCTCTTATTAAAGCCATTATACAAATTTTCCTACTGCGACAACCTCATCAGTTGTTGCTAATGTAAATCCTAATTGTGATGTGTTTAATACCAATGTACATACTCCTGATGATTCTGTGAAGCTTGTTATTGCTGCCGGTTCTACATAGATACCGTTCACTAAGAATTGGAAGTTGTTAACACCAGTAGCCGGTAATCCTGATGGTGCTGTTAAGAATGTTGCCGTAAAGTATACTGTATCTGGTACGGATACCGAGGTTCCAACTAGTGCCTTGTTTGCTGCTAGGTAAGCAACTGTAGTGGCATCTGTCAAAGATAGTGGGTTGATTGCTGTTCTCACTGTAGGTTCTGTAAAAGATAATGCACCTGCGCCACCACTTATAGTTGATGTTTCGGTTTCTTGGTAGATTGCAGGATCGGCATCTGGTGTAGTCTCTATTGTGAATTGACGAGTATCAAAAGCTTTCTCTGAATACTTGTTACTCAACTCTTTAACCAGAACATCAGGAACAATGTGTCCAAACAAGGTTATTTGGAAAGTCGTTCTTACAATTCGATCTGCTTCCTGCAGTACATCTGTTGTGTTTGTAAAGCTGTCAATTTTTGTTCTAAACTTGAATCGCTCCATATCACCCCAGTAAGCACCTTCCGAGTATATGATTGATTCAACAATTGAGTTCATTCCTTCAATGTAATCTGTCCAAACAACCACATCGTAAGTAATGTCGACGTAATCAGGCACTACTGTGTTTATGTATGATTTGATTGGTTTACTATTTGTTAAAACACTAAACTGATCGTACTTGTTAACTTGTGAGTATTTGACTTCTTGTGTTTGATATAGTTGTGGAAAGTTGGCGTCTACTTTATTAGCTAACATACGATTTTTAGTAATCGCTGTTCTTTTGTAAGCTATTAGTGGAGATTGAATCTTTCCCTCCTTATCGCGAAAGTACCCATCTGCTTGTAAGTTCTTCCACTTTTCTGGCGAACCGTATATTACAGGGACTTTAACTTTTACTCCATTTTCTACAATGTATGGTTTGATTACGTTTTCAAAATAAAACTGAATAGCATAGTCTATATCAAATAGACCAACAGAAAGCCCCTTCAGCGTATCGTCGTCACGTCTGATATCATTATGACGCTTGAACTCACTGTTTTCTGAACCCTTACTAAGTTCGTACTGTGTTTTAGGTAGTTGCTTTCTTGTATACATTAAACTCTACTCTTTACTATTTGCAATCTTGAAACTCTAGTCATATGTCCAACACATAGTATGCTTAAACTTTCACCAAACTCTGAACCAACACTCTTTCCATAGTCGTTATCTTTTCCAGCAATAAACTGGTTTTCGTTTATTTGATCTAGCTCGTAGAAGTTACCTCGAACTTCAACAATATCGCCACCTGCTGGTACTAGGTTGATTTCTCTCAGTTTTGGTTTTAAAAACCTAAACGTCATTGTCTGAATAACGTCTAACCCAAACTGATCATCAGCTACATAGGTTTGATCTCCTCTTTCTATTAAGCACGTCACTCGAACTGCTGTATAGTAAGTTTTTTGACCTGATGCTTCTCCGTATAAATTAGAAGCAACATCTTTTGCTTTTGTCTCTGGTAGAAAATACTTGTAATAATCCACCTCTTGCTGAATTACATTGTCTAGTAACTCACCATTAACCTTTTTAATAAAGCTTATATCCCGACTACTTCCAAATAATGCCATTACTTAACGTATATGTAAAGTGGTACTTTTGATAATTGTGTTTGCATAGCAGTTGCTATTGCTGACTCTTGTTCCATCTGACCTTGTCTAGTCATACTTTGTAGTAATTCTTTCAAGTCTGTAAGTAATGTGGTTTTATCTTCACGACCTTGAGCTAATAAATCAGTTCCGTTAAGAGTTGTCTCTGCTCCTGGAATAGGTACGGTTGTATATTTTCCTCGAACTAGACCCAACATTTCTTTTGCAGTTGCTAGCGTGTATTTGTAAATCCACTGAACACCTACGTCTTTGATTTTATTGAACTCAATTCTGCTGTAAGGTACATTACTCAAATCGCTGATTGATCCAGTTGGAGTTTGTAGTGGATTATTTCTATCATTAGTAACCACATACTCAAACCAAAGTTTGTAATCAGCTGTTGGAATGGGATATAGACTCAGTTTATTATTTCTCAATTCAAAAGAGTAGTTAGACTTACGAATCGTATCATTTAATTCAATAGCCTGCATACGAAGCAAATCCGCATACAATGGCATCACCATAAACGATACTGCAGGTGAGTATGATCCCCAACCAAAACTATCTAATAGTTGTTGAGTTCCTGCTCCAGTTCCTACATAAGGGTCAAAGTATCTTACGATAGCTGGCGTAAAGTCATGATAAACTCTTTTGATTTCAATCGCGTTTCCTGACTCACTAACATTAGCCCATAATGTGTCTAAGTCATAGCTTTGCGATCCAGCAACAAGATTGATGTAGCCTTTTTTCCAATCAACGTTACCACCAGTACCAGTTTCCGATCCATAATTTTTAGCTAACTCAATTGTACGTCCCATGTTGGGAGATATAGTTCGCTGTGATAGTTGATTTGAAGTTGAGGTACCTTGCAAAGTTAGCATATAGTCCTTTGCATTAAACATATTCACTTGAGTGCTAAATTCAGTCACTGCTTCCTCAAAAGCAGTAAAGAAGTTAATATCTTGCAATTCAACTTCCATTATAGGATAGCCTAATCTGCGTGCACACCAGTCTGCTACTTTATCAGCTTCAGTCTTGAATACAACATCTCCGTCATAATAACCAAAAGCTGTAGGTCTTACTGTAGATGATCCTGTGTAAAATGAAGCGGATAGTGTTGCAAACGAACTGGATCCTGGCCAAATTGGTATGTTCATGTGTAGCTACTTTGTAATAAATAGTTGTGATTTGTATTTAAAAGAAAAGCTGACCGTATTGGGCCAGCTTTTATATCTTTATATTCTGGTGTCATTAGATGTCTCGATAATCGGAGTAAATCTTTAACACCTCTTCCACAATTTCATGTCTATGGTTGGTCTTGAGAGATACTATCTTAACACCCTTAATGTTTTCTTCTAACCGAACAAAGAAGCCAATACCCGAGTCTTTCTTTTGCTTCAAGTCAATCTGAGCTAAGTCTCCACAAAACACCATCTTACCACCACGACCTAGACGACCTAGCATCATCTCAGTCTGACCATGTGTGATATTCTGACATTCGTCAACTAACACAAACGTGTTCGGGAAAGTTCGACCTCTCATGAATGCAAATGGTACAATCTCAATATGCCCCTCTTGAACCATTTTATCAATACCCTCCTTGTTGTAAAGCATATACAAGTTAGCATAGATTGGAGCTAGCCATGGATCCATTTTCTCCTTTAGATCACCTGGTAAGAATCCAATATCCTCCTTTGCTACCGTTGGTCTTGTTATTACAATTTTTTCAATCTCCCTCTTAAAGAACATATCTAAAGCAGTTTGACACGCTACTAGCGTTTTACCACTACCTGCCATTCCTTTTAGAAGTGTGATTGGATTTTCAAAGATTATTGACTTAGCAGACTTCTGCTCTTCATTCAATTCGATCTTGAATTTAACTGGGTTTTTCGGCTTTCTTTTTTCCAAGTTGCTTAACTTTTTAGCCGGTTGTGGTTGGTCCATGTCATATGGTATAACTGATGAATAACTTTGTCCTTAATAAATAGTTTCGGGCAACAAAAAAGCCCCTCTTTTGGAGGGGCTCTTTTTACCTATTCGTGATTAGATTAGATGTTGTTCAATTGACCAACATAAACTTTACCATAGAACTCAGGACGAGTAACAACTTTCGCGTAGCGAGTCATCACACCACGACGTGGGATGAAGTTGTTAGGATCGTACACTAGAGGAGTAAGCATTAATGGAACGTAAGGAGCATAAACTGCACCAGTTTCCAAGAATTGGTTACCTCTGAAGCCCATCAATACAGTGTTTTCTTGCATGTAAGGGTTTTTGTACACTTGGTAGCGGCTAGTTAAAGCACCTACTTTTTGAACACCCATTGCATACTTCATTTTCTCACCATCACCATCTGCAGCATATCCAGGGATAGACTCAAGAATAGTAGACACGTTAGGAGAACATACTAGGAAGTTTGCACCACCACGTAATGTCTTAGCGTGAATTTGGTTAGAAACTTTTTGCAATTTAGTTCCTAGAGTAGAGAACCAAGTACCTTGTACATATGCGTTACCGCTTACGTTAGGATCAGCAATGAATGCAGAACCATTCCAAACCTCGTTTGTACGTGCAGACCAGTATTCAGTAGTGTCAGCAGCAGCGATCAACATATCTAGGATCTCTAAGTCAATTTCCATAGAAACGTACTCAGATAACATAGCTGTTAATTCAGCTTCAGCATCTACAGAGTGGTATGCGTTAAGGTCTTGTGCAAATTCTGGAGTCCAGCTTGCTTTCAACTTACGAGTCTTAGCAGTCACTGGAATAGAACGCATTTGCAATTCGATCTCAGGGATGTTAAGGTTGGTATCTAATGTACGGCCGTTAGCAGTTTCGAAGTCGCTACGAGCGTCATTAGTAGGTTGGATAGAGTAGCTAACAGCAGCAGTTGCCCATGAACCAGTTGTGATAGCAGAGTTTGCTACAACGAAGATCAAGTCGTTACCAGACTTCTTAGTGAATGCAGGGAAGTATCCAGTACCAGCAGTTAATGCAGTTGAACCAGAGAATGGTTGGAATGCACGAACAGCGTATTGGTCAGCTTTAGATTCAGTAGCGAAGAATCCTGTGAAAGTCACAGTACGGTAGCTAGAAAGTGAACCAGTAAAGTCACCATCGTAGTTAACAGAAGCAGCAGTAGCTGAACCTGAAGTTACGAACAATGCACCTGGGTTTGCAGATACTACACCATTAGATGAGAATCCGAAACGACCTGCACCATAAAGACCATCTTTAGGAGCACCAGTACCGTTAGTAACACCCTGAAGTGTACCAGTTTGGTTTTGACCAGTTGGATCGTATCCAAAAGGAGCTTTGTTAGTACCATATTTGAAGTCTAAGTAGAATACTAGACCAGAAGGTAAGTTCATTGGCTGAACGCTAACGAATTCTTTAGCTGAAATCTCAGCAAAGATACGACGTACCAATGGAAGAGCTACACCGTGGTATTGCTCATATCCGCTTGTACCTTGTCCTGCAGTAGATACAGATCCTTCTTTAATTAATTGTTTTGCTTGGTTTTCCAAAAGGACAGCAACGGTTGATTTCTCGTTGTTCCCTTTCAAACCTTCTAAAAGGCCAGTTTTTGACCATTTAGAAATCAACGGCTTAACCTCTTGGGCGCGGTTGACATTTCCTAGGTTTTCGAATAAATTCATTTTTTGTTTTGTTAAAGGGTTTATTTGTTGTAGTTAACCAATGATTTGAAACGGTTTACGATATCATTGCTTTCAGTGATGATCTTAGTCTTCTTCTGTGGAGCAGATGCAAGACCTTCAGTCATTCTTTTCTTAGGTGCAGCAGTAGCTTTTGCTTTACCAACTGATTCAGCTAAAGTAGCATAGATCAATTTAGCTTCGCGTACGTTCTTAGCACGGTCGAATGTTTCAATGATTTTAACCTTTTGAGACTCAGTCAACTCACCTTTACGGAATAATTTGTTAACGAATAACAATTTAGCGTTGAGTAAGTTTACTTCGTTCAATTTGCTACGTAAGAATTTGATTACACCGTAAGCTTCGTTGAGTTCAGTTTTGATTTCTTCAACTTTCTCAGTTTCTTCTTCTTCAGCTTCTTCATCTTCTTCACGCAATGCGCGGATGATTTCTTCTAGGTCAACTTCTTCGTCATCTTCACCTTCAGCACCTTCGGTCTTAGGTTCAGACTCCTCTTCTTCGTCGCCTTCTTCTTCCATCATCTTTTTCTTTTTCATTTTACCTTCGCTTTTAGGAGCTTCTTCGTACTCTTCATCTTCACCTTCTTCAAGTGATTCTTCTTCGTCCGAACCTTCTTCTTCTCCTTCAAGTTCACGTAAAATTTCTTCCAACTCTTCATCAGAAATTTCTTCTGAATCGTCAGCTGGCATTTCTTCTTCCTCAGTAGGCATTTCATCCTCTGCAGGCATTTCTTCTTCTTCAGTTGGCATCTCTTCTTCAGCAGGTTCTTCAGCAGGCATTTCATCCTCCATTTCTTCACCTTCTTCTGAAACGATTCCAGCCATTTTTCGCATTCTTGCAATTTCAGTAGTCTCTTCTTCTGCAGGTGCTTCTACTTCTTCTTCGTCTTCCATCTCTTCTTTGATTTTGTGAGATAGCATTGATTGAAGTTTAGGAGCAAATGCTTCTTCAAGAGCTGCTTTAGCGTTTGCAAGCGCAGTTTCGCGTACGGCCTTAGCGTCAGCGATAGCATCTTTTAAAAGCTTGTTCATCTTTATTTAATGTGGTTTTTGACTTAACGTCCTATAGCTATTAGAGAGCTACAATTAGATACAATTACTAGGACGCTATAATAGGGATAGCGTATTATGATCATAAATAGTCACGCAAAAAGCAAAACCCACCTTGAAGGGTGGGTTCTACAAAAATTTTTTTATATATTATGCGCTTTTTAGACCAACCTTACCTAAGAATGATGAAACCTCTGAGGTTTTGATGGATGCCATTGCTGCCTCAAATGCTGCAATTGAGAAGCTACCACCATGAGCTGCTCCAGTCATCGCTCCCTTGAAGGCTCCAATTGCCCCAATTCCTGAGTAGACCGCAAGCCCCGCAATAATAGTGTAATACAACATTTCTGCTGCTTTGTCTTGTGCAGTATCTCCTTCGATACCAGCTTTCTTAAAAATACCACTAATTTTAAGAATAAATTTCAAACCTTTGACATACGCTTTGTGCCACTTGTGAGTGAACTCGATAATGTTGTGAGCAAACTCCTCCTCTTGACCTTTTGCTTGTCCTGGCTTAACTAGCTTCTTCCATACAGCTACCAACTTGCCAACACCCTTAACAAAAAGCTCAACTACTTTAGGTAGTGCCAAGATAAATCCAATGATTGCAAATGCTCCAAGCGATTCATTCAACTTTTCCTCAGAAGATTCAACCTCTTGTTCAATCTCATCTTTATTCGATTCGAACTCAGTTCCCAAAGCTGTAAAAGAATCTTTCATTGCAGCATCCATTGCTGCTATCATTTTTTTATCCTCTTCCTCTCTAAGGATCTGTTCAACTATTAATCCAAGCTTTGCCATTATTTCTTTTTAAAGAAGTTTTTTACGTTTTCTGATATATCGTCAAAATTCACAAGAACATCTACACCATCTGGTTGAGTTGTTACCAACACACCTTTTTTGTCAATACTTTTGACAGTACCTTTATCGCTAACAAAGTTAGCATTGTTGTATTTTTTTACTGCGCTAAGATTAAAACTAATCGGAATACCTGCTGGCTTTTCTGGAGTTGCGTCTTTCTTCTCTTCTTCACCCGCTTTCTCAGCAGCTTCTGGTCCACCCTTTGCAGCAGCGGCAAAAGGATTTGCCTCTTCCTCCGCTTCTAGAACGTAGGATTTTACAACCTTTTCGATTAGCTCTTTAACTTGCTTATTTAATTTCATAGTAGCGTGATAATGTGTGACCCATTTCTTCATATAACGATTCTAGGCGTTGCTGTAATTTAGCAACCTCTTTTACAGTTTTCATAAACTGCTCGTTATTTGATCGTAGACCTTTCATATTACGCTTCACAGTAATCTCATCAAACCACTCATCAGTTTCCTGAAGAGCAATTCTTTCAGCATTCTCAACAATGTTGCTAATTGCAGTTGCTGCTTCACGCAAATCGTCAGTGCGATAAATCTTCGCACCATACTCGTTGAATCTAGAAACTGCTTCTAAAAACTGAGTTTTTTCGTTTAGTTCAACCTTTTGGTCGATGCTTTCTTTTATCTTTTTGAGTTTCATATTACATTATTGAGATTATATCACTAATAAGTGAGTTCACTTTATTGTATTTGTTGTTGTTGCTGGCACCATGAGATACACCCTCGTTTAGGTTATCCATAAAAGCACCTTGTGTTGATGGATTAGATACTAAATCCCAACAAACGATTTCAAAATCATCTTGCACTTCTACTCTACCCTCTCCTAGATTCTTAACAGAACCCATACCACGAGAGCTAATACCTAAGCGGATACCCGCTTTTAAAAGTTCTTTGGCAATGTTTCCAGATGGTGTAGATAGAATTTCAATTCTACCCATCAAGTCATTACCTTCCCACCACAAATCTAAGATATTGTGTGATACGTTTGCTAAGTTGACTACAGATGATTCTGGGTGATCTAATTCTCCTAATGCTCTACGCTCAGCTACAAATACTTTTTTGTATTTTTCACACTCACGCTTTAGAATAGGCATTGGATAGCTTCTACCATTTTGGTTAAAGTTCTTATCCATATTTGAACTACCTCTCTGCATGACACCGCTTACGATCAACTTGCCACTATTTTGGCTAATTGATTCGTTAATCTGCTCTGGTGTAAATTGTAAAGAGCCTATGAAGTCAACTATTACTTGCTTGCTCATGCTTTAAATTCTTTAGTTATGTTCTGTACTAATTGTTGTTCTTGATTGAAGTTTCCTAATCTAATCTCCTCATCGTAGGCTTGGTACATTAACTCACCATTACGATAATCGATAGCGTATGGCTCTCCATCGAGCATAACATCAAATTCATACCACTCAGTCCCTAATTGATTGTAGTCAATATCTTGAGGTTTGATAGTCAATCCAGCTTTTGCAAAAATTTGCACTAGCTTATCTTTTACAGCTGTAGCTGCCAACTCTTTCAAGTTTGCTAGACTGCGTGCTTTTTTATTTATCTCAGACAATCTGTTGCTGATCTTTAGGATAGCTTCATTTGTACGCTTCCAATAACGACCGTTGTCAATTGCTGATTCGGTTTTTAGCTTGATACTGTGATCTAACGCTCTAGAGATTTCTCTAAGCATCTTATTCACTTCTAATATCTTTCTATTGACCTTTTGAACTTCGTTAGCTGTTGGATCAGTTTTAAAACTCTTATAGCTAACTTCGTGTAATTTTATTGTATGTGGATGTTCTTTTGGAGCCTTCTTGCTATATGCAAATTGCTCGTCTTCTAGATCAACCGCTTGAGTTCCGTCGTCTGTAGGATCTCCTGTGAAAGCACCTGGTGTGTGGAAAGCTCCTGCACCATCTGAGGTACTCCCTTCGTTACGTAGTTTTTTAATATACTTACGTACCTCTTCTATCTCTTTTAATGTTAGTTTCTTACTTGACATTTTTCAACTCTTTTAGTAGCTCATGATATAGAAGTAGTGATAAAACGTGATCTTCCTTAACAGACTTAATTTTTTCAAGTTTGTTAGTCATGCTAACAACCTCATTGAGTTTGATAGCCGTTACCTTATCTTGAACTTTTGGTAGCATTTTCTGAATAGCTGCTGCTACAATCTTACCTTCTTTAACGATAAACTGTTTTAACCCAGCAGTGTTAGATACATTATTAATGTACTCTCTTAAAATGCCTTTTTGTTTTGTTGATAGATTAGCGTACTTATCGTTGAATTTATTTATCATCAACTTGTAAGCTAACAAACGAACTTCTTCATCTTGCTTCAAATAATCATCTACTGCAGCTTCTGCTGACTCAGCAAGTTTAATTTGGTTCTTTCTAGTGATGTGTTCAAGAATTGTATAACGACTCTTAACAACATCAGCTACTTTAGCAACACTCACACCTTCAAAAATACGATAGATGGATGCGTAGATTCTGTACTCAGCTAGATTGGTTTTGAAGAAATCTTTAAGATCGTAATGATTCTTAACCTCTTTAATCAAATTGTACTTGGTTTCGCTAAGCTTTGTTGCGTTCATTTTATTACGCAACTTTACTACTGTATTCAATAGGTAATTAGCTTTGCTGCCATCGGTATACTTTTCATTCATTAGAGTTTGGTATAATACCAACTCCTTTGCGAGAATTGAATCAGCTTTGAAAAACTCTCTGATTATAGTTAAAGCCGGTGATTTCTCGACACCCTTAATTGTATCAGCCGCAACCTGACGCGTTAACAATTCAAATAGAATTGCCGTGTTCCTGATCTTGGAGTGTGTTGATTTTTTCATCTAATAATAAATATGTCGGTTTATGTTATTCTTCTTGTAAGATATTATCCTCGTTCAACAAATTTGAATTTTCTTCAAAACGCTCGGATTCAAATGTATCTTGTATTGCGTTTTTCTTTTTATCCAATTCTGTGATCAAACCTTCGTATAACGCTCTCTTCTTTGAACTCTCATAAACCTTGCGGATAGTCTTGTTTCCTAACGGATCCCATCCAAGTGGATGCTCATGTGTACCATGTGTTCCTGGTTCTTCTGGTCTTCCAGCTCCAGGCCATCCACCTTTTGGCATTTGTGCTTGCCTTTCATCGTACCCTTTTGGTACCTCTCCACTACCCTTATATAAAGCTGCTAAATCGTGAGGTGTTCCAAATGACTGTCCAGTCTTGATTGGATCATTACCTTCTGTTTTAATCTGCTCAATTCTAAACTGGGCTTTTGTATCTTCGATAATTCGATTTTGCTCTTGTAGGTATTGTACCTCAGTTAATCCAAATAACTGCTCGTAAACCCAATTGCGACTGAATAACTTTTTCTCTATCATGTCACCAGCTAAGGTAACTTTACTAGTCCAAAGTTCAATCTTCTCTTTTTCATATACCGAAGATGGTGCTGTTAAGCTTAAACTAAAGTCTACTAAATCTTCGTCAGTAAATCCTTGAGTGTACAAATGCACGATTGCAATCTTGTACAACTCAGATGTGATAATTTTCTGTACACGCTCTACTGTTCTAGCAAAACGGAAATCTTGAGATGCTAGAGTTGCTTTACCGGTTGTATCCTCTTCATATCCAAGATACGCTTTTGGAATCTTTAATGACCCTAGTAGACGATTCTTTAAGTACTCGATATCCGTAATACCATCATAGTTTAGACCTGCTAATGGTTCGATGTTGGTACCACTTTCTGAACCACGAACTGGAAGATAAAAATCTTCAAGAAGGTTCTGCATATTGTACTTTAAGTTGTATTGACCAGTCTCTGGATCAACGTATGGTACTTTCTTCATTCTGTTGATCATACCTTCCATGAAAGCATCTACCTCAGCAGGTGGAATGTTACCAATATCAATCTTAAAAATACGTTTATCTGGAGCACGCATAATACGATGAATTAACATCGCATCTTCCATTAGTGTGATCTGTTTCCAAACCTTTCTAGATGGTTCAATGATCGCTCTACCATACGGTAAAAAGTTTGTATCACTTAATAAGCGAAAGTGTGCAATCTCATAGTTATCGTAAGTCTCACCCTCTTTACCAGCAGATGACATATGTGTCAATCCTGATACAGCTGTTGTATCTCTACGGAACTTAACCTTTGTAGGATTTTCTGGATCAAAGTTTTCTTCTCTGATCATTTCATAAGCTGAGATAGGTTCCACATTAATAACACCAAACTTTTCAGCAATGTTTAAGTGTAGAAAGAAGTCACCATATTTGACCGTATTTCTAATCCAAGGCCATAAGTTAAACTCGATGTTCAATACATCATAGAATAGGTTATGTAAAACTCGTTGAACTTTCTCATTTCCTGTGGTGATTGTTAACATATCACCGTACTCATTTTTAGCAGTACACTCGTCTGCATAAATGTCTAATGCTGACGAAATAATACTATCCGTATCCATTGCTTCATAATCACGAAACAACTCTAAACGAGTATATAATTGTAATTGACCGGCATGTTGAGACATACCAGGTGTTGTAGAGAAGAGTCTTGAAAATCGGTCGATTCGACGGTTTGTGTTTATGTTTCCGTCAGATTGAATGCGAGCTGTATCAATAACCTTTAGTTGGTTACCTCCCACATTACGAATGATCACATCCGTACTAAAGAGCTTTTGTAGCCTGCTAAAGAGTGTCTTATTTTCAGCCATTAGTGTTTATTTTTAATAAATAGTCGCGGCATCAAAGAAGCCATCCCATGTCCTCATTGTTCCCTTTATTGTCCGTCATATTCCACGGATTATTAGTTTGGGCTCTAGTATACACAGCTACGGTCGATTTGATATTATTTACTGCCACTCGGTTAATTTCTATACCTGCTTGTCTAAGTTTCAATGCTGTATCTCTGACCCACAACCCTTGACCAAAACACATGACCAAGTCATCGTTATAGCCTTGAGCTGCTTCAGCTCTACCAGCTCTCCATATGAATACATACAACTCATCAAGCAAGCGCTTACTACGTATTATACAACTATTTTCACGGATAAACAACTCTAGTTTAGAAATAACTAAAGGTCTTGTTTTATGTGACATTGTAAACCCTGCAACCATGTCAGTTTTAGATGCTAAGTCATATCCCTTAGTTAGGAACTTGTCTGAGTCTAATGCATCTTGTTTATATGTGTAATATAAATTTGGATAGTTCCTATCAATAACTTGCTGAATTGCTGCCCATCCTACGTTAGCGTTCTCCACAACTAGCAATGCATTGTTCCACTCTGTTGCTGCAGCTACTAGTAAATTACCGAAATCTTTTGTTCCAACCTGACCTTTATATTCTGCTACCTGGCGACATGATTCAACCTCAACAACATGGAAAGCAGAGTAGTCACTACCATCTCCACGAGCAACGTCGGCAGATAGGATATAGTTTTTTGTGTAGTCTGGAAACTCCCATACCCAGTAGTTACCATCAAAACCTCTCTTCTCAATTGGATCTTGAGCATAGGTCTGCATGTAGTATGTAATGAGCTCTGGTGATACGACAGTATTACCTGATGTACTAAAGTCACAGTCACACTCCTGAGCTGCAAGTCTTAAACCAAGCTCAGCATCTTGTCGATCTCTCCATGTTTGATCCCTCTCAGGATGCACTTGCCATGGAAGTCGTAGAGTCTTAAACTTATTCTCACCTGCTTCTGCTTTAGTCCACATTTTGTGGAAGAAGTTACCAGTACCATTAGGAGTTGATAACAAGATACCTTGACCACCCGTACTCAATGTTTGTTGTAGTGATGCCCATAGTTCTTCTGCTCCATCAACGAAAGCTGCCTCATCAATAATAACTAACGATAACGCTTCTGAACGTCCTGATGTTCCTGTACTCGATACGGCTTTGATTTGTGATCCGTTTGAAAGTCTCATTGAAAGCTTGTTACTCTCAACCGCCTTCAGCTTTAACCAACTAGGTAAATTATCAAACATCACTCGCACCTTTGTTACAAGGTTCTTAGATGTGTTCTGGTCAATCGCAACTACAAGTACGTTCTTATCATTTTGGAATAGAATCATCCAAAGTGCATAACCTGCAATAAGTGTTGAGATACCTAGCTGTCTAGATTTTAAAATGATAACCCTGTCGTTATCTTGAAACTCTTGTAACGAGTCTTCTTGGTAAGGATAAAGATGAAATGGAATTTTTCCCTTAGTGGGGTGCTGAATCATACAATACTTCTTCATGAAGTAAGTTGCTGACTTTGCACACTTTAGGTACTCCTCCTTGATTATATCTTTTAAAGTCTTTTCTGACATACGTAACCGGTATTGTTATGGTATCAAAAAACCAATCAACGTTGTTAGGAATAATGCACCTACTGTACCTCCTAACACCCTTGTTGTTTTTCTTAACCTAGTATTGTCTTTTTCCAAATCGGAAACGATTAATACATACTTAGATTCTTTCTCTTTGTAGAGTTGAATTTGTTGTGTGTAGTTTGCTTCTTTTTGGACGTAAGTTTGGATGATACTATCTTTCAACTCAACTTTTTGCTCAGTGAGTTGTAATAGCTGTATAGTTTGAGTTAACTCAGCTTTTGCTGAATCCCCTTTCACTAAATCAACTGCAATTTTTTTAGCAGTAGTGCAAGGAATCATAACCTTGCAAGTATCCTTAATTGTAACGGTCTGTGAAAAAGCTGTCAAGCTCAGTAGGAGTGTACCTACCAACATTTTGAATTTTAGTGCCATATTGTTTTTTTAGATTAGAAATTTTACCCTTTTGGTTATCGATTTCATCATCTAATGCAGACACCTTTATCTCAAAGTCTTTGATGATGCTATCGCGAACCAGTTGCTCACGCTCCAAACCACCAATAACTTGAGTCAAACTATCGATCTCTTGTTTCTGTTTTGCGTAACGATCAGCGTCACCAATCTTTGGTGCTTTGTACATAAAATAGTAAATCAGCAATGCTGCGATGACTACTATTAACATTAGGTTTGTTTTTGTAACTCTTGCTTGCATACTATTTTAATTTACGTTCAGTCTTAGCTGAGTAGTTTTTATCAACGTAGTTGAAGAAGTTTTTCTTTCTCTCAGGATCTTCCAAATCAGCTGGTGATTTGATGTCGAACTTAACCATTGCTTTTTTGAAAAACTCTTGATAAGCTGTATCCTCTTTTAGACGTTTTATGATATGTGCCGTTTTCATTATTGTATGATGTTTGATTTTACAGCTTGTAATATTTTTAATTTACCCTCACTAGAAGCATTGAACATAGTAATCAAGTCACCAACCATAGTTACTAAATCATCTTGCTCAACTGGCTCTGTACTAGTTTTTAACTTTTGTACAAATTGATCCATTGCATCTTGAAAGTCTTGGTTTAATCCAACTTCGGGTTCTGGTTCTGGAGCAGGTTCTGGCTTAGGCTCTTCTTTAGGCTTTTCTTGCGGCTTAGGTTCAGTTACTGGTTTGTCAGTAGGTGTTTCAGGAGTCTCGGGAGTTTCTGCAGCTGGAGTTTCTTCTGTACTCTCCTCATCCGCTTCCATGATCTTACGAATCTCTTTTTGGATATAACGACGCAATAAGCTTTCAGCTAATTGTGATTTTGTCCTATTCTTCTTCATTTTTTAACGCGTTTATATATAAATAGTATGTGTTAAGCTTTAAGACCTTTCTTATATTGCCATCGAAATAAAATGGATAATCCAAAGAACAACCCCGCTATACAGTACAAAGCGAAATTCGCTCTCCACAAATTTCCAGTTGCTAGTATCAACCAATATTGGACTACGTCGAACCCCAGTGGATTGAAGAATAGAGCTATCATCATGCTCCAGGTTGCGAGATCCTGTTTTTTTATTCCTCTTACTACTCTCACCTTCCATTATTTTTTATTTTGGTTCGACCTTACAGAAATCACTTTCTGCATATGCTCTCTCACAAGTTTGCGTACTTGCTCTTGCAATTTACCTTGCTCATAAGCCTCCACTTCTTGCTCCAGTTGATTGAAGTCTTCTATGTCGGCTGTGCGAACAAATTCAACAGCTCTTCGAAAGGTTTTGAAGTTTAGTTGATCCATTAACTTTGGATCACGAAATATTTTACGAAGTAGTTCTCTTACACCAACAGAGTTTATAGTCAATTCGTTTACACTCTCGTTTGCGTTAAGATGTAAAGCTGCTAAATATTTACGCAATGCTTCTTTGTTGCCATCTGTGCAACCTACCTTCTCACCACCATCTTTTTTGTAGACGCAGTATTGATCTCCGACCTTTCTAGCTGTATATGGCATTATGCTTTTCCTTTTTTGATTGCTTCCTTAAGCATCTTATCAATTGCTTTGGTTGCTGATTCTTTAAATGGTTCTTTGAAGTTAATCTCACCTGATTGGAAAGCTGTGTTAACAGTTGCTTGAGTTGTCTTATCTCCAGACTTACCTGCTTGTGGCATAATTGTTCGTGGATAAGGTCCTTTCATTTTGATAATAAGTGCGTGTGACTTACCGATATACTTAGCTACAGCTGCTCTATTTTTAGCATCAGCAGCATCTCGATCGTTGTTAGGTACTTTTAATCCCACCTTTGTAAAAATCTCAGGAGCATATTTTGCAAACTTTTGAACTTCTGCTTTACCTATGTTTTCTGTAACATATTTTATCACCTCTTCAGTGCTAGTAGCCATTAAATCCTTTCCTTCGAAAGGTTTAGTAACAACTTTTCCTGCTTTTGCTGCGATTGCTAATTGCATTGCTTTAAGTGCATCTTCTGCACCCATTCCTGCTGGAGCTTTCATAATGTCGCACATCATTTGAGCTTTTGGATTAATCATAAAGCAAAGTGACCATCTATGATGTCCATCTAAGATTGCTACTTGACCATCCACTTCAGCGCACAATACTGGAATCTTTCCATCTGGTGATGGCATCTTTACTGGATTAGTAAAAGCTGCATCAATAGCTCCATACTTGTCATTGATAATATCATCAAGGCTGTTTCCGAATCCTATTTCTGCTTGTGTTGGAAACATTTTAGTTGCAGCAATTGGTGTAGTATTAAACGGCACTTTTTCATCTTCTGGTTGACCATCTTCAGTACCTTTGTTAGCAGCTGCTTTGAACTCTGCATCCGATGCTTTAGCTTTTAAGTCAGCTACAGCACCAGCAAGATCTTTATCCATTGCTTTTTTCAAATCATCTGCTGCATCCTCTATAATAAGGAGTCTGTGCATTTCTGTGTTGTAATAGTCTTCAGAAATGACTCTGGCTTTCAATTGCCAGTCTAATTTTTGTTTTAAGTCTTTTACGTTTGCCATGTTAATTGATATTGTATAAATAGGATAACCTTACCACTTTCGGCAAGACCAATATCTTGGTTTGTGTCTTGGTCCTGGGTTATCGCAGTTGTGTCTTGCTCTAAACGATCTACGTCTTTCTGGATTGTTCTTTTTAATACTCATACCCTTCTGTCCAAAGTTTACTTTAACAACATTGCCTTCTGGGTTTTTAACATAGACCTTGAACTTCTTAACATCACCACGCATTGGTTTACCAAGTTGTACATTACGACCTTGATATTCTGCTTCAGTTATTTGTATGTTTCCGGCTTTGATGTCTTCCATCAACGCTAACGCACAAGCTTCACAGATAGTGACTTCGTATACACCCTCCTCTGCATTAATCTTCTTAGCAGCAGCTACTGCTTTTTTGTATGCCTCAGAGCCTTTACGTGCGGGTGCTTCACCTCGAGCACGCTTAGCTCTTATGTTTGCCCACAATCCTTGAGACTCTTCGTTTGTCATTATTTTTTATTTAAGTGTGTATCTAATACACCGCCAATGGCAGTTGCATGATTTGCAAGATGATTGATATCTTCCATACCAAGCTTAGTTTTTCTTTTTGTATAATCTAGACCCATAATAGCTATAAATTTACCATCAATATTCTTAACAGCAAAAATATACTCGGATCTACAACCTGACTCTTCAGCTACATATTTCAATCCCCATGTTGCAATAGACTCATCTTTAAAGTCAGCAATCTCAATAATATCATTTTCTAATAGTTGATTGATAAATCGTGAAAATAAGCTGACAGGTATATTTTGAAAGTTGGTTTGGATTGATGTAGCTCCTGCTGAAACAACCTCATACACTACGCTAAATTTAGCAATGCTTTTTCCGGTTGGATAGAAATGACCTCCATTATGAAATTGTGATATCCAAACTCGATCTGCACCAAATTCATCACGGATATGCTCCATCTTTGCAAGCACCTTCTCACTAGTTTCTAACGCTTCTTGAACCATATCGGTTTTTTTCTTACGTCGTTCTATAATATACCGAGTGACTAACACCACGATAGGTCCCAATACGCCAGTTAGGAAGGCTGCTACAATCGCTGAATCCATTACTTTTCTCTTATTTCTTTTATGTTTTGTTCTAGTTTTTCAACCACTTGGGTTTTTATTTCTTCTAAATGATCTTGGCTGACATCTTTCCATCTCTCAACCATACCATCTTCAGTAACATTAGAACTAGAAACACTATCACTCATGTAGTCCTTCATATAAGATTCAAAGTCTTTCAAAAACGCTTCAGCGTTATTTAGCATTACTTGCTTCTCATAATCAGCCCACTCACCACTCTTCATCATTTTGTGATCGTTATCAATCACACACTCAAAACAGCTTTTATGTGTAGACCAAGCTTTTTCATCTAAATGATGTTTCATAGCCTTTCCACAACTAGGACATGCTAATGGAGTTAGTAACTCCTTTCTAGCTGCCTCCATCTTTGAGATGGTTCTTTTTATACCATTCTTAATGGTCCATAACTTTCCTTGCTCTTCCCATACATCACCTTCAATACGTTTTGTATATTTAGAGTCTGTCGTAACAAATAAATCTCTCATCGTGCTTGTAACTTGTATTTTTCAATTACGAATTGTACATTCTTATCAAATTTACGCAAAGCTCTACGAAGCTCTAGTCGTACACCTTCGGCTAATTTAGCACTCTCATTACTATCACCAACTGATCGGAAAAACTCTTTTCCACCAACTGACGAAATACTAATCGTAAAGCTAAATTCTGGGCTTCCCTCTTCTCCTACGTTTTTGAAATCTGCATCGTAGTGTAGGGTCATGTTTGTGCTAGGTGAAGATGCAATAGCCTCTTTCTTTTCTTCTAGCTTTTGGTTTTCAAGTAATTTCTTTAGTTTCATTTTTTAGAATTTTAAGTACCCTAGAATCTGATTGATTGGTGCAAATGCTCCAGTCAGCTTGTAAAGTTTTCCGTTATATTTAAACACAATACCTTCTAAAGGTACAATAGCTTTAAAACCTCCAATATCTTTAAGTCGTGTTAACTCTCTTTTCAAAAACTGTAAAGAGGCATCATCATCTGACATCTCAGGGGTTTGTGCAGCTGCTTGTATTTTAGCAATTGCATCTTCAAGATCCTTATTGATCTGTCTAACAGTATCATTAGGATTCAAAGACACTAATTGCGAAACATTCTTTAATGTATAAACTCCTAGTTTAAGGAATACCGTCTCTAGAGGTTTTATGCATATCTTCTTTTGAACACCATACTCCTTTTTATCGAAATTTACAACCCAATTTTTGAAGTCCTCGTTATCAATACCATCACGGATAACCTTGATGTTAATATCTTTGAGTGAGTAAGCCCAACGATTGATTAGTTGTTGTAAGGTGTTGGCTGGGATCTCGTAACCATACTGCTTTGCAGTGTTCTTCAAATAGTTTGTCCACCAAGCTTGGATGTACACACTAATTTTATCATCTTCCTTTAACTTATATTGCTCTCTAAGCTTTCTAAGCGCTTGATGCAATTCGTCACGCTGTCTTTCGTAATCTGCAGACTTATTGATTGTGATTGGATCGGTTACGCGGATCTCGTATGTTTTTTGATTTTGAGCTTCAATTTGTCTAAGAGCTCCATCCAACTTATGTACAGCATCCGTGTCAGTATTTACAACATTCCCTGCTGGATCGTATTCTGTAATGTTGTGTAGTCTCAGCTGAGTAGCTCCATAAGGAATTACGTTAGCTGTTTCTGGATACAACACTTCAAAGTTTACAAACTTCTTTCCATTTTGGAAGAACTCTTCTTTTTGTTCTGGTGTAAGTTTATTGATTGCTGCTTCCAGATCCTTCATTGCTTCTCCAAAAGCTGCTTGAATAGCACCACGTCCTGCAAACATATCTTCAACCTGCTTAACAGTTAGAGATGTTGCACCTGCATCTTTTAAATGCCCTTTGTTTCTAGCTGCACGGACTTTACCATCTTTGTAGGTAGCCATAAGGTTTTGACCATCCAACTTCTCTTGTGCATATTCAACCTTACCACTCAAAGCTGCATCAATCATACTGTTTGCATCTTTGAAAGTTAGATCATAGTCCTCGTAAGGGTGTGTCATGTGACCAGCGGCACCACCTTCTTTTAGAAGAGTACGCTCAAACAATGGAGCGGTTGTTGCTGCTTTATTTAAAAAGTTGTTTGGGATTGTGTATTTTTCTAAACGTAATAAGCGAATCAAAATGAAATAAATTGTTCCGCCTGGAAGAACACTAGCTGCAATAATGCCTGCTGTCTTCAATACGTCCTTCATCTGATTACCAATCTCCTCCTTTTCGGCATCAGTTAGTGTCTTTTTACCTTGAGCAGCTTGAGCTAACATAACAAAAGCTTCTTTAGTCTCTCTACTCTCAGCAGCTATCGATCTCAAGAAAGCTTGAAATCGTGAACTCATTTTTTTCACAATAGCAGAAAGATCAACCTCTTGTAATGGTTGTCCTGGTGCTAATATTTTAAATACTGATTTGATAGTTGACTCGGAGATACCTGGGTAGTTTGTTTTGAAGTTGTCAAAGTTCTTTGCTGCTAAGTCTGCTCTCAAAGTTGATGCACTTAGACCTTGTCCGTTCAACTGATCAGTACGACCTTTGTATAAGATTGGTGATGTGTTCAATGACAACTCAACAACATTAACACCTGGTCTATGATACTTTGCTCCTGCTGCGTGTCCGTCTACAAAACCCTTAACACGAGCGTAGTCGCTTCCTTTTGAACTAGCTCCTAGAGCATAAGTTCCTGCTGGAGCTTTTTCTACGAACTCGTAGGCTGCTCTCATTGGATTATCGTTTGGAGCTTGCTCTACTTTTATATTTGGAATACCACCTAATAAAAGCTTCCACACTTCCATGGATTGTTTCATAGTAATTCCATCACGCTCTTTTGGTCCAATCAGTATTCGCACTTCTGCTACACTAGGTAGTGCTGCGTAACGCTTTGCTAATTCCAAGTGACCACCATGAGGAGGTTTGAAACCACCTGGTAGCATTACAATTATTCCGGCTTCTGCCTCTCTTAATACTCCTTCAACTAGGAATTTAGTAAGTTCATTCATTCTTTAAGGTGTCTTGAATATAAATATGTTTGGAATCGAGTTCACGCTTTAATTTAGCAATCTCTAACTGCATTTTCTCTGTTCTATCGAGTAAGGTTACTAATAGACGTCCTAATGAGGTATCTTTCAGTTGTTCGTAATTCTTTAAGAAGATATCATCAACAACAGCATTACCATCAACAAATAACCTATAGTCTTTATATAATCCCTCATCCAACGATTGACCAATATAAACCCTCTCCATATTACGTAGTGGTACAATCTCACGGCGCTCAATATCCTTTGTTAGTGGATTGTATGCTAAATAATGTAAGATAAAATATATAGCGTCACCTTTTAATTGCTTGTCAGTTGATGGCGTTCCTATCCTCAGTGTATATGGGTTATCAGTATGTTTTTGTTTTATATCAACAATACTCTCGCCATTCCAAGCTTGATACACATTCTTGATAAGAATCTTACCGAGTGTATGCTCGTTGAGCAGCCCTTGTATTGCTGGGAAGGGTCTTGTACAGTTTCTTATAGTGTTGTTACCTATCATCTAATTGTAATTAAGCAAGAGAACCTCCACCGGTTGGATCATATGGTACAGAGATGGCTTCACCCAAATTGCTAGTATTCTGTGCAACAGTAGTTGGTTTAATAAAACGTGGATCAGTTGTTACACCAACCTTACAAATTTGGATATCATCCACTATAATACCAAAGAAAGAGCTATCCGATAATGATCCCGATGCCTCCAAACATAGTTGTGCTGGATATCCGTACTGTATCACATTGAAGTTGAACTTTTCAATTTGATAGCCGGTCTGCACATCATAGAAAGACATTTGTGGACCACCCTGATAACCATGTCCAATTTTTACAATATTATTGTCTGGTGGGTACCAACCACTAGTACCTCCAACTCTTAATCCTGGATTTGGTGCAGATGAATGCACATTGTGAATAAAGACACTCATAAACGATCCCGTATCTGGAAAATTATCTGTGGATACTTTTCTTTTAAGGGAAAGTTGTACATTGTAGATTCCACCATTATCTGAAAAAATCTCACTAGCTCCATAACCTGAAAAAAGCTTAAAGAAATAGTCTGTTCCATTGGTTGTTCCACTACCACTAACTGGAATAGGAAAGTATAATCTACGAGCTTTTAGTGCTTCTGTATAATGTCTAACGGTAACTGTACCCGATCCCGATCCTGATACAGATTGTGTAACAAACGATCTACTGATTGCTGCTCTAGTGATTGCTGCACCTCCACCAACATCAAAATATTGTCCATCAATTGATGATGTAGCGTTTGAGCTAGTTACGTTTGGCCATGTTATGTCATAAGCTACATTAGAACTATATTCAATACCAGAATAAGCATACCAACTCCCAACATATGTTGGATATTGTAATAATCCATTCCTACTATGAACGTAATACATATTTGATGCATTACCAAACTTCGGATCAGTTATATACCAACTAGATGTAACTGGGTATGCAGATACTCCAACAGAACTATAACCACCCCAATTATTTCTAAGAAAGCTTCCAGTATAGTCCGTAGAAAGTGACCATTGTCTCATTACGTAGGAAGCTCCCGAATAGGACACAGTACTGTCGGTAAATGACCATGATGGTGTTGACACATTCCATAAAAAATCTGTTGCACAAGATCCCCACGGAAGACCTTTGTATGTTGCGTTGCTTGACGATTGTCTTGTTGATACGGTTGTGGTTACTGTCGTTGGTGGAAAGTTTAACCATCCGCCAGATACTGATGGTGTAAGCGTAGTTGCTGGGAAGTTTAAAGAAGCTGTCCACCAGAATTGTGGAAGGTATCCACTCCATATACTAGGGGTTCCAGAGCTTCCTGTCGGGCCTAACCGCTTGTAAACTAAATCGAATGACTTGATTGCTAATGTACCCATAATTACCAAATAGACTCTATAAAGTCGTATGTAAAATATAACTTATCATCTTGACAAGTGTTTGAAGTGATTGTTGTTTTAAGATTGAGAGTAACATCATCTAAGAAAGTTGTATACTCAGATTGACGACCTGTATAATCAAAATAATCAACTTTAAAATCGATTGATTGTGATAGCGATGCAGCATTGAGAAACTCTTGAGGTAGTGGTACCGCATACTGCACAATGTTTGGTGTAAAGCCATTCAATGTATACGGCTTTATACTCACCTCACTAAGATAAGCACTACCAGTTTGATTCATCTCATCAATAACTCGCGTTCTTAATAATGGTCTACCAAACCCATTGGCATCAGTAGTAAAGTCAAATAATAATTTGCCGTAATATTTACGAGTACTTCTATCATTTACAACCTTACCAATATACTTTCCAAAACGATTTGTGTCACCTGAGTATCTAGTTTTTTCAGTGTTTCCAGTCTTATTGAAAGCTCTTGTATATATTGATGGTGTTATGAGATATGTGTTTAATGGATCGCTATTCATATACACCTCAAGCTCTGTATAAGGATCTAGAGTTAAACTAAAGCTTAATGTATATGTTTGTTCTGTGTTGTAGTTTTGATTGTATGTTGTAGTAAAGGCAAGTGACTGTGTATATGATGCATTGCATTTAACAGAGTCGGAGTGAACCGTTGTGTTTACGGATCCTGTGATCAAGTCAAACCCGTTTGGAGTTTCTTGGTATAAACTCCAATATGTGTTTAAAAGAGAGCTAGTACTAAAGTGTCCTATCAATCTATACTCTGAATCGTGCCGAGCAAAATTCAAACCATTTGAGTATTCGGAGTCTGTTAGATACTCCACTGGAGATACTATTTGATCATTAAGTAGTTTGTAGTCACCAACAATTGATCCTAATTTAGCTGAAGTTTTTATTCTATATACTTGACCACTTACAGGGTTCAAATCATTAAACGTAAACTCCACATAGGATTGACTAACAGTTGAACTTGTTACATATGAATTTACATTTGGTACAAATGTAACACTCCCAGTAAACAGACTTGCTGATTTGTATGTAAATATTTCTGTAGACCTGGAGCTTAAGCTTCGTGTATTATATACAAGCACTGACGGTGCTTTATTTATTACCGCTTGAGTGCTATTTACAACCTCAACAATTGTTGCACTATATGATTGGAGTTGATCAGAAATTGATCCAGATACTTGGATAGGTCCTGATGCGCTTGGATACAAATATCTTGGTATTGATGCTGAGTCAAAAAACTCAAAATAGCCACCTAACATATCTTTTGTAAAGAATGATGAAGTTGCTGTTACTAGTGTACCAAATCGAGATGTGTTTGTTATAGAAAAACCATTCTCTATATCGTCCTCTGCTTTACGAATTGTCGTAGGAACGCTATTCACAGTCAATGGCCTGCTAGTTGGATCTACAGTGATTGCTTTTAGATAGCCATCTAATATATCAACACTAGATGCAAAGTCTCTATCATAACCCTGAAAGTTTGATGTTATGATTGATAGTTGGTTTATACTACTAGTTGCTGTTGTGTATGTAGCAGTACTACCAGATTGTTGATTAGAGGTTATGCGTGCTGGTGTTACCACTTGCGCAACTGATACTGATGGCGGTTCGTCAAACAGTAGGTCTGCATTGTTTCTTTCAAAGGGTAAAATGGATATCTGACGAGCCCATCTTACATTATACTCTCCTCGAAACTCTTGTGGTATTGGATCACCATTTGTATCAATTACAGCTTCACCAACTAGATACACTGTTGCCAATCCTTGAGCCGTTATATCATATACGTCAAACGAAATGTAATAGTTATTAAAGCGATCTACAAAATCAACAACCTCTGCAAAAATTCTCTGCCCTTCTGCATCTATAATCTCAACATCTATGGTGCTATTCAATTTCATATTTGCACCATTACCCTTTAGCTTAATGACATGACGACCTCCTCCCACTACAGTAGGGAAGTACTCTACATCAAAGTATTCTGGTGAAGATACTGAACGATCCTCCACATAGTATGATGTGTTTGAGTAACCACGTGGTTGTGGTATCTTGTATGTTGAAAGTAAAGACATTTACTATAAATATCTCCTAACAATTTATGTGACTCAAATCATCTTTACGCTCGATGGTAATTATGTTATCAACCATATCTCGAACAACATCGATGTGTGAGATTACTAAACTGAAACGGAAGATATCTTTCATGTAAGTGAAGAGGGTGTGCATCGAGTTTAGATTACTACTATCTAAGACCCCTAACCCCTCATCAATAGCAATGAAGTCTGGTTTTGGTAAGTTTGTAATTTTGATTAGTGCAATACGAATTGCCAAAGATGACATAAACCTCTCCATCCCAGAACTTAACTCTAGTGGCCACTTATTATCATCGTATACAATGAATACATTGATATTTTTGCCATCCGTCTCCATCTCAACAGTAAAGTCAATAACCTGATTGAGAATGTTGTTAACGTAGTGTTGAATGTATGGAACAGCCTTGCTGATCAGCACATACGGGATACCATCTTTACACATGGCTTTACAGTATAAGTCATAAGCTACTTGCTTATCGACTAACTCCTGCATATGCTTGATTGATTTGTTACACTCAGCAATCGTCGTCTCTGCAATTCTAATTCTTCCGTGGTAATCTTTTACTACATTATTAAGCTTTGATAACTCAATTTTCTTAGTAGATACCTTTGTTTGAACCTCTTTGATCTCAGTCTGAATCTTCTTATTATTCTCTAGTGTTTGCGTATTTGCATTGTATGTTTGTATGTCACGCTCCAGGTTTGATATTGCATGCTTTACTGTGGCTGTTTCATGTCTAACTTTGTCGTAGGCATTTTGGTACCTGTCTACAGAAGTTTTTGCTTCATTGTATCGCTTTACTAGTTTTTGTATCTCCTCAGCTTGATCAGCTATACTACTGTTTGCGTCAATAAAATCTGAAACATCTCTCAGTTTTTGCAAGAACTCGTGTACAGTCTTCTTGTCGCTCTCTAATTGGCTTTTTGTGTCTATAGCATCTTTAACAAACACGTTGTCACAACAATACTTGCAATTTGGATCATACTCGTGCTGTTGCAACTTTTCAAGCTTTTCGAGCTTGTTTTTGATAGTAACCTTTAGTGTTGCTAATGTACTATCCAACTCAACCTTCTGCTGAACCTTCGCTGTATACTCCTTATACAGCTCTGTATCGAATGATGATTTGTGTTGGTCTAGCTCAGCTTCAGATTCTGATAAAACTACCTGTTCATCCTCTAGTTTTAGATGATAGCCACTTGCTGACTCTTCTAGGTCTAATAATTTTTGATTGGAAGACTTTAGTTGAGATTCTAGTTTGTTGATATCTAACCCATCGGCATTACACGGTTGCAACTGCTTATTAAGTTCTAGCAGTTCATCCGTTAAATCTTGGAGTTCTTCTTCAGCCTTGTCAACATCTTCTTGAGCCTTTGTATGCTTGGTCTCATTGATGTCTTTCGAACGCTCTGCGTCTCCGAGTTTTGTTTCAAAGTCTTGCTTTTGATATTCTTCAAGTACGATTGAAGCGGTTCTGTTTTCTTTATTAGCCAGCTCATATAGTGCATCAAATATTTTTAAATCAAGAAAGTTTGCTAGTAGGTCTTTCCTTTCACCTTGTGTCTTGTCAATAAAGTTTGAGTTATTCTGTTGTAGCGATAGTGCTGTAAGAATGAAGTCTTCAAACGTACCAACATATGATTGTATAATATAATTTGTATCTCGTCTTTGCTCACCATTCAATGATACTTTCTCACCTTCTGCGTTTACACACCAGAAGTCAATATCGACTCTAAGCTTTCCTTTCAGCGGTCCACTTTTGTATTTGTAAGCCTTCTTTTCGATGTAGTAATCTACTCCACCAAGTTCAAAGTTAAACTTACACCAGAAGTCATCCTTCTTTCTGTTTAATACTTGTTCAGCTTTACTAGCTCTAAATGAATGATCAAACAAACAAAAGCACAATGCATCTAATACAGCAGACTTACCTGCGTGGTTTGGAGCAAATAGACCGCATGTACCATCTAACTTATCAAAACTAACAACGTTGTCTTCACCATAGCTAAACATATTTGAGAACTCAAAATGCTTTGGCTTCCACACAACATTACGAGCTGTCTCACCCTGTGATATTGTCTGGTTTAAAGTTGCATTTATCTTCAACACCGATTCTAACAACTCATCATCAATACCCTGATGTTGTAAGTAGTCTGTTATGAGTTGGTTTTGGTATTGGATATTTCTTACATCTCCCTGATGCAGCGACTCTCCAAACAACTGACTTTCATCCAAAGAACTAGCTTTATCCAACTTCTGCACCATAACATCACTGTTACGATACTCCTTTCTAATAGTTGCTAGTATACGTTTTAGCTCTGCTGGTGATGTGTTCTTTGTACGAAGTCTGACGTTAGTCTTTGATGTGATTGGTAGATTGTCTGGTAGCACTCCATCCTCAACATCTAACGTATAGTAACCGTAGTCATTAGGAATATCAAAGAATTCATACCCAATGTCACCCTTAGTCGTCAGATCAACTAAAGCGTAACCATGTCCTTCAAAAGACTCTCCAAAGTTCTGTTGTACTAAAGATCCTGGATAGAATATGATAGGCTCTGATTTTGACAGAATTTGACGTTTGTGTATGTCTCCCAACAAAACTAAATCATAACCAGCAAAAGTGTCCCAATCCAATCCATGAGACAATACTAACCCACTATCAACACTACTATTAGCAATAGTACCGTGGTACATTGCAATCGTGTGTTTGTACTCTTTGTTGCCTGGAATCTTGTCAAAAGTAACGTAATCCTCTTTTTCATCTAGCAACGACATTACACTGATAGCAACATCCCCTATCTCATACAAACCAGAGTTACGTAAATAAAATAGGTTAGGATGGTTGTTAGCTTCGATGATTGGAGTAAGAGCATCTAGTCGGTTGTTGTTGTTCAAATTAGTGTCGTGATTCCCGGTTATCACAATTGTTGGTCTACGATCAGCTAACTCGTTGAATAGGTACGATACCATATTGATTAGCTCCGGACTCATATCAGTCTTGGCATGCACAATGTCTCCTCCAACAGTCACAATAGAGTTAGCAGGTAATGCATCAACTGCCGCAAAAAGCTTCTTAAACACCTCTTTGAACTCCTTATGGCGTTTCCAGTTGCGTAGGTGTATATCTGCAATGTGAAGAATCTTCTCCACACTTTCCATCTTACACTTTATCTTATTTATCATAGCATCATTTTATACGTTATCAAGTCAAAGAAGTCGACTTTTTTTGCCTTATTTATTGAATCTACCATCACCTCATAACCAACATCACCAGGATCTTTTCCTGGCACTTGTATCACATATACTTCAATACCGTTGTTGAGAAAGTACTCAACCTCCTTAATAGAATCTTTGAAAGCATCTTTATCTAGAGCTAGGTAAATCTTCTGAACTTTCTCTGTTAGTATCTTTGTACGCAAGCTACTGAGTATCTTCTTACCAAACAGTGGTATTGCATTTCTCTTTGTTGCGATTGCATCATACACACCCTCTACAATGATTATTGGCTCTTTCCAGTTAATCTGATTTTCAAGCCCAATCACATCCTTAGATACGGGTGGATTCTTATGCGATATAGTTGTGTTGTAGTAACTGCGTCCAACGTAGTAGTTGAGTAAGCCAGCCTCATTGTAGCTAGGAACAATCAACATTCCTGCATAAGGTCCTTCCTCACAATAACCCACCTGATACCTTAAAATGTCTAGTGGAGTTAGCTTTCTCACACTCAAAGCGTAGTGTAAAGCGTTTTTGTAGTCAGGAGTGTTTTGTGTTATGTATAGTGGTTTGTAATGCTCTGGTAAGCCAACAATCTCTCTTGCAAAGTCCGTCTTACTACTTGGTCTGGAATCACCATACAGTTCACGAATCTTCTTGTAAGTTTGTGTAGGTGCATTACTCTTCTTTAATAGAGAGATAAGCGTTTGACCTTTACTATCACATACCCAGCAATGCCACTTCTGTGTGTTGAGATTAACTTGTAATTTTGGCTTATAGTGATTGCAGAATGGGCAGTGATAACTTATCTCTCCATCCTTTCTATGCTGCACACTCGATCCTAAATGATCGTCTAATAGATGTTTTGCTTGCAGTAGATTGACACTCATACTCCAACTATACGACTTTTATTTCAATAAGCAAAATTAATTGAACCAGTCTGTTGGAATTTCTTTGTCAGCGAATTTAAACCCATACTTCACACACCAATCAGCGTATGTCGTTTTTGAGCCTTTGCGAAGTTTGTTTTTTGAATTTTGGAACACAAATCGAATATCTAACTCAGGATACTGATCCTTTATTAATATATGCTTTTTTCTGTCTTCTGCAACGAATCTACCTTTAGTTTCTATAAAAATTCCGTTAGGTAGTTTGAAGTCTGGAGTGTATGTGTGGTTTGTAGCAGGTTTAATGTATTTTATCTTATGCTGCTCATATTCACCATCAATACCCTTCTGCTTTAATGATTCGTCTAGGTCAACCTCGAGACCACTACGGTATCCTTTGACCTTTGCGGCTTGTGTTTTAGTGTAACGCTTTCTTGCCATAACTTATTTTAATTACCGATCTAACCTAATAACAAATGTTGTATCTACGTTGTCCGGTGTTTGTATTGGTGTATTTAATTTTGCGACTGCTAGCATTCTTCCATAGTCGTCATACAAACCTATTGAAGTAACAAACGGTTTGAAACTTGAACCAGTTACAAATGGTTTATATTCATATTGATTGTGTGATGCATTGTAATACTGTAGTGTTGGGTTACAACTCATTCCAAACTCACCTGGTCCAACTGTGCATGAAATCTCAGTCTCCCATATAGTATGTGTACCTCTACAGTCTACGTTGGTGACTGTACCAAATTTACTTGGAATAGCTCCTAACACCATCATACCATGATTATAGAAAACATTACCCATAAACAAATTGCCCACTCCAACAGTGTGAAATAATACATCAACTTCTGTTGTATTTAAAGATTCTCTGTATAGTTTGACATTATCAATGATGCCATTAAAACCCCTATCACCCTCGTAAGAGTTTCCAATATACACGTTTGACAGATTTGATGTCTCTTTATCTAGGAAGCTATACGATCCAGAGTTTACTGAACAACTTGCTGCACTATTCACATGCAATGTCACTAATGATCCGGTCTTGCTTACAGCAATATGATACATCCTATCTTGCTCGATTGTTGCCGAACTAGTTAGATAAAGTAATTCTGATCCAGTATCCTTTTCAAACGCTACCTTATTACTTCCCGATGTAATATATAATCTATATGGTGATCTATTTGGAGTTGTTTGTGTGAATATGTTACCATCCTCATCAACACGCAATTCTTCAATTGGACCTTGTTTTGCTATAAGCATTGATCCAGATGGATGTTGTGGCATCTGACTAGGATTAATAATTAAGCTGAAAGCAAATGGACTATTTTCAAAATTGTAAGCGTGATTATATTCTTGTACTACGTTTGGTTTAATTAAGATACTAGAAGATAAACTAGATGTAAAATGCCAAGAAGCACCAAGAAAATCCTTTTCCGACATTTGTGGCGATGCACCTTGTCTATACACACTCTGTACATTGTTGTAGTTGGATTCCATTTGCCATAAGCCTGGATTAAAACTACTAGTGAAAGACACAACTCCTCCATTCAAATATCGGTAAACGATTTCAGATGGCCATTCGCCAACCAAAGCTCGCTCAACAGACGATGTGTAGTTTGTTGCAGAGCCACCTATAAATTTTCCATACGGTGAGTAAAAACCGCTACCAGAAATATGTAAGTTGCCTAAGCTGTCATCTAATAAAGTCCAGTTAGTGTTTAATAAACTTCCTGAGTAAGTTCCACTGACTGGTATCATATAGCAATCCATATCTATAACAACTGAGTCAGTCATTATGGCTTCACCAAACTTTGATTGTGGAATACTTATCACATAAGCCTGATCTTCTAACGAGCGAAATTGCTTATTAATATTACCACTACCAAAAGAGGCTTTAGTATTACCATAGAAGTCTCTATAATATAGGTGGTCTATTGATCTATGAACAATGCGTTGAAATTTACCATTTGCAGTTATTGGTTCGTCATTGTGTAGCTGAATGTTGCCTTGATCAAAATTAACATGCAATACATTATCCTCCTTGTAGGCTGCTAAAGGATTGTAATCTGCTCTATATATTGTGTATATGCTGTTTATCATTGCACGTCAAACTTGTATAGGTATCGTGATCGTACTCCCGTAGTTGGGTTTATTTCAGAAATATTTTGTGTAAAACCTAACACTGTGGTTGTTCTATTGTCTGCAGTAAGCATATTGCTACCACTCTGCTGAGTTCCAAATAAAGGTTGTGATGAATTACTCAAAAAACCTACGTGAATTGGATCTTGAATCTCGTTAGTATCTAGATTAACAACGAACATGGAAGACTTACCTTTTACCGTTGGCTCTACCCAAACATATAATAGAGAAGCGCTACCAGAGCTAATTAAATCTACATTCTTATTAATAGCTGCACCTGTCACTTTACTATTTGCACCAACGTATTGTCTTGCGTCAATAACCTCATAGGTAAATTGTGCATAAAACTGACTAGCATTAATGTTATTCAGTATTGTACCATCCTCTAACACAGCTACAACATTAATCTGCGCATCACTACTATTTGCTTGAAACTTAATAGCACCTACTGCGCTATCGTATCGAATCATATCTTTATCACACAACAATCTTACAATTGGTGCAGCGTCTATTTTGAGATAATTACTAAGGCTAATATCGAAGCTTGAAGCGTAAATATTGTTTTGACCTTTTAGTGTAAAGTATGCAAACCCCTTTGAACCTACAATATCCACAACACCCGTCGTAGCATGCTCTCCTGGATCACCCATTGCACTAATAGTTGAGTATGATGCTGAGTATGCTGCACCAAAACCTTGCAACTCTATATTACTAGTCATCAGTCTTGATGTACTGTCCTTGTAAATAGCAAGAATCCTATTAGTCTGTTCTGGTTGTGTTGAAGGAATCGCTGCATAATAATCTCCACGATAATCATTATCGGCACCCCAGTATGGAGGTAATATTGGATTAGGTGGTTCTAAATAAGGTACTACGGTTGTTGCTACAACTTGCTTGTTACTGACATCTAACTCCATAGCTAGTAAACCACCATAATAAGAGCCACTCTGATTGTGGGATACTAGAATTATTGGTCTAACGACTGGTAATGCTCCCGCAAATGGATAATAATCAATTCTATTGATATAGCTTCCACTCAAACCGATATCTTCATAAGGCATACCACCGCCAATAAAGGTTGACATCTGGTAATCCATCTGCTTGATTCTGAATCCGCCACCTGTTCCTAAGGTTGGATCTGATTCTATTGTTATGACACGACTTGGACCATTACCATCAGTATTATCTAACACTCCCGCAATGTACTTGTTTGCAACTAATGGCGTTGAACTAAAACTCGTGACTGTTGCTGAATTGTACTGTAATTCAAACGTATCACTATCAACCTCAGCATAGCCTAATATATTATCACTATTTACATAGTAATAAGCTGTTACTGGATCTGTATCGTATATCTTTGTTGAATAAGGTGCTTGTAATTCGTAGAAGCTGGAGCTATTCGATACTGATCCGGTGATCTCAATCTTAGTATAACTCACATTTTCCGACCACAGCTTATGTGTACGGAATGGTGTGATTCGTACATCTGATTTGTCTAAACTTTTGAAAACTCCTGCCATTGTATATAAATATGGCTAAAAAAGAAACCCTCCACTTTAGGTAGAGGGTTCATTTTTGCTAATTTAAAATTAGTAGTCTAATTTAACCTTAATAAGAGCTTCTCGGTTGAATGATTTCAACAATGGCTTGCTCAACTTGGCTACTGCTACTAAACGGTTTCTATCGTCATACATTCCAATTGTTGTAATATAAACGCTTGGATTTCTTAACATGCTAGCATGTAGGAATGTTCCTGTGCTTCCAGTTACAAACGTTGGATTGTTTGAGAAGTTGAATTGTTTATTAGTTACACGAACAAAGTAGTGTGTAGATGTTACTTTTTCTTCACTTCGAGCTGCAAAATATGTAGAGCCTGAGATTCGGAAAGACATCGTTACGTGGTTTCTTGGTTGCGTTGCAGCTGCTGCTAGTGTAGTTGCAGATGCACTGTTGAATGGAATACCACATCCAGTTGCTCCAGTACCTCTTAATAAACCGGCATGGAATACAAAGACACCTTGGTCTGGATAGAACAATCCATACTGAGTGTTAGATGCAGTCACACCACCAGAACCTGAGTAGATTCCAAATACGCGACCTGCTTCGTTGATTGTTGGCGAATCACCTTGACCGCTAGCATCAATAAAGCTTAGGTAGCTAGATGTAAAGTTATTACCCGTATATGTAGCATTTGAACCAGATCCAATTCTCAATTCCCAGTTTCCTGGATCAATCTTTTGACGGAATCTTGAACGAGCTACATTGATTACAATAATCTCATTTGCTGAAGAGCTATTGATTGTAAATACACTATCCGTTGGAGGAAGTAACATATTACGATACTGCGAGTATATAGCTCTTGTTGGTGTATCATTTGAGTTGTTACCTACAGTGTTTGAATCACCA